GGAACTCCAGCACGTCACCAGCAATGATTTTACGACCAATAGTTTGTACAATATCGTTGAGATGGAAAGTCATAAACTGTGTGCCAGCAGCTAAAAATATACCAAATTGGCTTAGGTCAAAGTCTTGATCCTGCTTCTGGTATATACCGCGCACAGTATACACATCAGTGTCGTATTTTCTATCACGGTTCTCAAGCCACAGCAGGTCTTGTATTGCAGTTACTCCGGACCCTTTAATTGCACCGTTTGCAGTCTGGGTGCCCAGATATTTGTGCAAATGGATACCCGTCCCGCCAACAGTAAACATTTCACTGATACGGCGATCTAGGAATTTGTAGTCGTTACCTTTATTTTCACGCCATAGGCTCAAACGTGGCATTTTTGGATCCTTATTATGATATTTAGCTGTTTGACAGCAAGCCCAAAAGGTGTTACACTGTGCGCATGCAAATAAAAAATTCTACAGATTGGAATGCACTTGGGTCTGGTCTGCATGCACAATTTATGGCAGCACCTCAGAGGGCCAAATCAGATCTAGCCAAAATGTATGCTAGAATAAACAGTCTAGTAACCGAACTCAGTAGAGAAGAAGTAGAACTACGGCGCAATAAACGAGAAACCAGTCTGCGCCACCAGGAACTGCTAATCAAAATAAACGAAGCAGTGGACGAGTTTGAAAAATGGTTAGTATTTGCACAACTTAGTTTTGCTTGACAACAAACCCGTTTTGCTATATAATACATATTGTTCAAACTCTAAGGAGCATGTATGGCCACAGCCGCTAAAAAAGTACCCGCTAAAAAAGCCAATACTGGCAAAACAGTAGCAGGTGTTAAGATTGCTAAAAAGAAGCCCAGCGTTCGCAGAGCTCATCTTGCTGACGAAAAGTACACAGGTGGTGAACCACAGTGGGACACTGAACGAGCACTTGCAATGAGTGACGCAGATTTTGATCACCACCTGCGCCGTAGTTTTTATTACTACAATTACCATTTCACCACAAAAGACCTCAAGCCAGACTTTCTTAAATGGCTCCAGGAACAGAAACATTTCACAGTTACTAAAACAGAACTCAGCAAGGTAATCAAAAGCCGTTGGGTGCCAATGACTGCCTGTGGTATCATTGCTGCACACAATGTTGGCATGCCACTCAAGGCTCGTGCATTACAGTATCTAGAAACAGCCGTGCGTGATGTGTGTGAGAAGTATGACTATTACAATGAAGAAGACGATCAACCTGTTGCCACAGAAGACAAGCCTGTTGTTAGACAGCCTACTATTCAGGACCGTTTGAACGAAAAGACCAGTGCTACCATTGGCGAGCTTGACGGTTACTTTGACGATGTAGTAACAAACACAGGTACCAGCTTCAAGCCCTACGATTTCCTGGTTACGCAAAATGTTCCGCAAGGACAACTAGGTAAAATTGAAACTGCATTCACAAAGACTCGGGCAGAGCTAGAATCTGCACAGGCAAAGGAAGATGAGCAGTTGGTCGAAGGATACAAACACTTCAAGGCCGCTGACTACAAACGCATCTATGCTTGGCTAGATGAACTGCAAAAAGCAGTTGACCAATATCGTGGTGTGAAGAAAGCTACCAAGAAAGCTAGAGTTAAAAAGAGTCCAACCAAAGAAAAATTGGTTGCCAAGCTCAAGTACTCCAAGCAGGACTCTGTGCTCAAATTGGTTAGTATCAATCCTGTGGACATTGTGGGCGCACAGGAACTGTGGGTATACAATACCAAGACTCGTAAACTAGGACAGTATATTGCAAGCACAAGTGCAGGACTTGCTATTAAAGGTACTACAATTGAAAACTATACAGACAAGAGCGTGAGTAAAACTCTGCGCAAACCCGAAGCACAGTTAGCAGAGTTTATGAAAGCAGGCAAGGTACAGTTGCGCAAGTACATGGACACTATCAAAGCAACAGACACCTTGCTGAACGGGCGAATTAACCCAGATGTGATACTGCTCAGAGTACAGTAACCTAACTCACTATCCAATCCCTGTGTGCATAAATATTGCATACAGGGATTTTTTATGGTCACAAAAGTAGACGGTTTAACTTCAAAGAATGCAATGATTACGCAGAGTCTAGGTGGACCTGGACCAATAGCCTACGACGAAGCACAGTACCCTGCTACTGCTCTAAAGCGCAAGGAAATTGAAGACTACATACGTTTCCGTCTAGGTGATGGCATGGTTGATGTTGAACTAGATCCAGATCATTACAAAACAGCTATCAATCGCGCACTGCTACGCTATCGCCAACGTGCTCAAAATGCAGAAGAAGAAAGCTATGCATTTTTAGATCTGTTGCCCGAAACACAAGAATACATTTTACCTGCTGAGATACAGAATGTGCGTCAGATCTTTCGTCGTGGTATTGGTAGCGTGAGCGGAACAACTGCGAGCCAGTTTGAACCATTTGCATCAGGTTACCTAAACACATACATGTTGGTAGCAGGTCGCGTTGGCGGACTCACCAACTATGAACTATTTGCACAATATCAAGAATTAGCTATGGTGATGTTTGGTGGTTACATGAACTATACATTCAATCCTGTAACCAAGAAGCTGACCATTGTTCGTAAGATTCCTGATGTGGGACATGTGTATAAACGTCCTTCGTCATTAACTGCCAGCGGAACTGCGGTTGGTAGTACTATCACAATTACCTTTAATGATCCGTGGCCAAACATTGTGGTGGGCGGAACAATTGTGATCACAAACAGTCCTGTTACAGGATACAACAATTCTTACGAAGTGCTCACAGTTGATGGCACAGGACATACATTCACAGTTGAGGCCAAGCATACTCTTGGTGGCACAAATATCACCGGATGGGATCTAACAAAAACACAGGTGTATTCACCTACCACCGATGATCCTGCAGAAACAGTACTGTTATGGCTTTACAATAAAAAGCCTGACAGTATGATTTTTAACGACGACAGGATCTTTCCGTGGATTCAGGATTATGCTCTTGCACTGTGTAAAGAGATGCTTGGACAAGCTCGCGAAAAGTTTGCACAAATAGCAGGACCACAGGGAGGCACTCAGCTGAACGGCGCCGCACTAAAAGCAGAGGCCAAGGCCGAGATGGAAGTGCTCGAAGACGAAATCAAACGCTTCATTGATGGCAGTCAGCCATACACATGGATTACAGGCTAATATGAAAATTAAAGATATTATTGTGGAAGATTCGGACACTGTGGTAACAAGCGACTCCCACGGTGGAACAAAAGATATTGAGCCCGAAGCGGAAGCAGCATTGCCAAATGCTCAAACTTTTGCATCAATGAACAGCAGTACTGGCAGCGCCTATATGAACTATCGTATGGGTATTGCCCTAGCTGGAGCACCTGACTATCCTACCAAGATGGCAGCAGACAACTGGATTGGTGGCGATCCACTCCTGGCACCATACACAGATGTAGAACAAGACATGGTCAATGCGGCTGCTAAAGCAGTCGGCGGCGGCAAAGCGCAACAATGGAGCGGAGATCGTAGCAAAGAGATTAACACAACATACAAACAAAGTCCTGTGGCTAAACCTAAAAAGAACAAATACGGCGTTTGACATTTGCCGCATTATAGTATAAAATAGCCTCTACACACTAGGGGCTTTTTTATGATCATTGGAATTTGCGGATTAATTGGCAGCGGCAAAGACACAGCCGCAGATTACTTGGTTGGATTTCATGGCTTTAGACGTGACAGTTTTGCTGGCACTCTTAAGGATGCTGTGAGTGCAGTGTTTGGCTGGGACCGAGAACTGATTGAAGGTCGCACCCCGGAAGCTCGTGCCTGGCGCGAACAAGTTGACCCGTGGTGGGCAGAACGTTTGAACATGCCCAATCTAACTCCACGTTGGATCTTACAGTACTGGGGCACAGAAGTCTGTAGAGAACACTTTCACGATGATATCTGGATTGCCGCACTTGAGTCAAGACTTGCTAGACGTGCTGACCATACAGTTATCAGCGATGTACGTTTCCCTAATGAGATCAAGGCAATCAAAGCTCCGGGTGGCCGCATTGTGTGGATACAACGAGGTGTTATTCCCCACTGGTATGATATTGCCTGCAAGGCAAACAAAGGTGATACAGCCGCACAGCGTTGGCTGTCAGATAACGGAATTCATGCAAGTGAAACTTCATGGGCAGGAGCAGACTTTGATGCAACCATTAACAATAATGGACGCATTGAAGAACTATATACCACACTTAGAACCCTGGTACAGGAATCTCAGACTTCCACGGTAAGCGGGATTTATAAACCATTGGCTGACAGTTTAAGCACACAGTCTTAAGATTAACCCAGTCTGTGTTCTTTAAGTTGCCATCAACATGAAATACTCGTAGTTGTTGATCCGGTAACTCTGCTACAAAGCCGCATTTTTCACAGTGCGGTTTTTTCTTATAGCCTTTCTTTGCCCACAGTGGAGGCTGCGGCTTAATCTTTTTGCCCTTGCGCAGGCATACATCGCATTGACTGCGATAGTGCTGTATACCTTCTTTAACATAATTCACTGCAACAGCACGTTCTTTGCAGGTTGGACATAAAGATCTCATATGGTATTTAGCCGGTTAAACCTTTGCAAAGGGCGCCATAACAGCCCAAAAAAGCCAATTCTAAATAAATATCTTTAACATGAACTTTGTTAAAGGAAAACAACATGGCACTTTCGTATCCATTACAATCCCCAGGACTACTTGTCACAGTAAGTGACGAGAGTCAATATGTACCATCTGGCCCAGGTACAACTCCTCTAGTAGTATTGGCCACAGCACAAGACAAAGCTGCACCAAGTGGTGCAACCGCTATTGGTACAGTCAAAGCAAACGCAGGCAAACTACAAGCATATGGTAGTCAGCGCGAATTAATCACAGCATTTGGTTATCCAGGATTTAAAACCTCTGCTGGTACTCCAATTCACGGACACGAGCTCAACGAATACGGGTTACAGGCTGCATACTCAGCAATGGGTATTGGTAATAGAATGTTTGTGTTACGTGCAGATATTGACCTTGACCAATTGATTGCAACACAAGCTCGTCCTACTGGTGCTGTAGCAAACAACACAGCCTGGTTTGATCTAACAAGTACTACTTGGGGTATCCATGAATGGAGCTCAAGTACAGCCGCATTTACAAAAAAAGTGCCAGCTGTATTAACCAGTTCCAGTGATATCAATACTCCAGCAGGTGCTGGCGAGCCATATACACCAAAAGATTCAGTTGGTACAATTGGCAGCTATGCAGTGATTCCGGTTGGTAGCTCAGAAGCTCCAAGTCACAATCCTGTGTTTTATAAAAATTATCTAAACGAATGGGTTGCAATTGGTACAGTTGATTGGCAGAAAGCATGGCCTACTCTGCAAAGTACCTACGCTACCTATGCTGGTAACGAAGTACCTGTTGGCACAGCTATGCAAATTAACGGTGTTGACTTTACCATTACTGGCGCTGGCGCAGATGCCACAGCAAGCGAAGTTGTTGCTTCTATCAACACTGCATTGGGTGGTAG